GATATTCTTCGATATATACGCGCTCTGCCTTTGCCTTGGCAAACTTCTTGCCGTTAGTCAAAATGTATTCAACAGCTTTGTGTGGGTCTCTCTCTTCGCTCATGCTTCACTCCTGTGGTGGACGCTTGCACATCCAATAAAACCAAATCAACAAAATCATGCACAGCCAGCACAACGCGCCAGTCAATGCCATCGCTAAAAGAATGATGTTCCAGAAGTCACTCATCGCGGCTCTCCTTCACATCCATCATGGCCTCGGCCTGCTTGTATGCCTCGTATGCAATGTCTTCGTTCCTTGCATTTTTTGGCGCTGACTGCAACAACGAATGCATGGCAATCAATGCAACGATGTCAATCCAATCTGGTTCTGTTTTCATATTTCGCTCACTTTCACTTTCAACATTCCGCCGATGTTCTCGGCCCAATAAATTCTCAAATCAATGATCTGAGAATCATCCTCGTAAACGCCAGCGTGAGCCAGCCCATCAAGTGTTGCCTTCAGCAGGTTGTCTAAATCCCTGCGTCGTTTGTCTGGTCGCCATGCTTCAATCTCAACACGCAGTGGGCCAGCAAAGTTTTTAACTGCCCCTTGCAACGTCATCTGGTCACTAACAGTCTTACGGTACTCGCGTCCTTTGGCAGAGATAATCATTCTGCCTTTAAAGGTTCGCCAATATGTGTTGACCGAAGGTGGCCAAGGCAACGTGAACTCAATCATTGACTGGACTCATACGATGGCGTATTGCCTCAGATAACTCTTCTTGGCTCCACTCCAACGCAAGGTCAGCGCAAGCATTACGCTCAATTGCGATTGCTTGTTTTGAGGTTTGAATTGCAATAGCCATGATCTCAGCTTTCGCTTCCGCCAGTGCCTCATTGAATTCGTTTTGTGTATAAAGGGTTTTGCCCTGCTCGAATATGTTCATTTCCATTCTCCTGTGTTACCTTGGTTGCCTTTAGACCATTGGTCTCTAACATCTTTTTCAAGATTTGATTCGGGGTAAAGCTCGTTCCACCCCTTTTTCCAGCGCCCAGTAGAGTCACTGTAGCCACGGAGCCAACGGTATGCACTATCCCGATCTTTAAGACGCATCTTGATGACCTCTCGAACGAGACAACGATACATATGCTCGCGGACTCCAATAGCCTCTTCCTCCGCATTCAAAATTTCCCTCCAGCGTCAAACGACATAGGGACACTGTTGTCGTATTCCATAAACTGTTGGCTGTCTTTGTGATACCAAAACGAATACCAATCCTCTGCTTCGCCGTTGCGTTGCTTCTCACACATCATCATTGCATCAGGAATCATTGGATCAACTGCGCCAACTTGTGCATCATGTTCTTTTTTCTTGTTGCGCCACACCAGCAAAACATTGTCCACTTGATCGCTGATGGAACCACTACCCTTGAGGTCTGACTTACTTGGCTTGACCTCTTCGTTCGCCAACTTGCGGATGTGATGCACCAAGTGGATATGGACGTTGTGGTCACGCGCCAGCGCCGTTAACTCATCTACAAAATACTTCTGCGCGTTGTAGTCGTCCTCGCCAGAAACGCACTTCATCAGGCTGTCAATAAAGATATGTCCGACACCTAACTCCATCGCGCTGTAACGTGCCACAGCAATCACCTGTTGGCTAGTAACAGTTCCCTGCTGGTCATAGAGCCACAACTTGTTGTAGTTGTACATTTGAAAGCGATCCAACAAATCTTTGATGTATTTTTCTTTGTTGATGTAGCGCGGCGCATCAATGTTCTCGCCTGCAAACTGACGAAGCATTCGATACAAGGTACGTTTGGGTTTCATCTCAAACGATGCAATCATCACTTTCTGATCTTGCTTGATCAAACCCAAAGCAATCATGCCCGTGATCATTGATTTGCCACCGCCATTACCGCCTGCATAAACCGTTACTTCACCAGCGCGGAACTGGAAACCTGCGTGTGTTTTTGTCCACGGCATTGTTTGACAAACCTGAGTCTCAGGGTTTATCAAATCAACCCGCATTTCCTCAATGAAGCCTTCAGCATCACGCACCTTTTGCGCAACATCATTTGCCTTTAGGTATTTCTCGAAATCAACCTCATCTGGCTTAACGATGCGGATGCGCCGCGCCTCGTCAAGGGCTTTTGCCCGTTCTTGAATCTCAGACGTTTGCATATTGAACCACCTCTTCTATTCGCTGTTGTGCTACCTGTAACCGATCCATATCCGATTCGCTTAATTTCTTGCCACGCCTCATGTCGTAAGCCGCAATCATCACGACCAGACACTCGAACGATGCAATACGCAGAAGGTCGCTGGCATAAAACGCTGGCTTAACCTGCTTGGTTGTGTTGCCGTCATACCGCTCTGACCGCTCTGGGAAAAGGTCAGTCAAGTCCATGCCTACTGCCCCAACCACGGCGCTGACATCGCAACCACCAAAGCAATGCACCAGCACTCGGCCATCCTCAGTCTCACGGATGGACAACGATGGTGACTTGTCCTCATGCGCTGGGCACTGAGCCGTCCAAGAGCCGTTGCGACCTTTTACCTTGCCAAGGCGCTGGACAAACTTCTCGGCTGGGGTCATATCACCCTCCGAGTCGCCTGCTGTTCGCCTGCGTCGTCTTCCCAGCGTCGCTGGTTGATGTACGTCAGGGGCGCAGGGTCAAACCCAGAAGTCCACTGCTCAGTCACCTTCAGTTTCTTGACGTTGGCAATGATGACATCAGCAACCATGTCAAGGTCGTGTTTCGCCCACTTCTTCTCACACTCAGCGCGGGCAACCTTCCTTTTTGACGAAGGCCATACAGACCAGAATTCGTCAAATCGTGTTGTTGTCGGTGTCACCGACGATATATTCTTATTCTTATTCTTATTCTTCTTAGGGTTAACTTTCGGTTCCGTTTCGGTTACCGATTCGGTTTTCTTCGGTCTGCCACCTCGCTTTCCGAGGGATCGATTATTTTCGACTTGATGTTGATATTTCGCGATTTCAGCATCACAACGATTGTTGCGATACCCATCAACACCCTTTTCAAAAAACTCCCCCAAAACCGATTCGGTTACATCCAAATCAAGCCTTATTTTGCGAGCAACCGATTGGGTATCGAGTGGGATTGGCTTCTCGCTCATGTAGTACAAATCAAGAAGGCGACGGTATGCCAAGTCCTCTGCATCACCAAGGTAAGTGGTGTGCGTGATGTAGTCACCAATATGGAATTTAAACCACAACATTAAACAATCCTTCCAAATAAATCAGGTCGCAAATCTGCGCGACGTACCTTGCCATGTGTGTGTCGCTCAATCGAGTGAGCAAGCTCTGGGCTGGGCACCTGCCGACCACTGGTGAGCAAGCTCATCCAAGTCTTGCTGATGCCCACCTTTCGTGCCAACTCTACCTTTGCGCCTCGTGGTTTGTCGCGAAAAAATTCTTCTAGTGTCATCAATTGCCTTTCGTTGTTGTGTAAGTGCATCATACACCAAAAAAAAGATTGTGCAAGGGGGTTGTATGTTCAACTTAAACGTGCTACAGTCCACCCATTAACAGCGAAGGAGTTTATATGCATAGCGAAGCAGAATTTGAGCAGGTAATGCAAGAGAGGCAACAAATGCTTGAGGAAGCTCTTGATCGGGCTGAGACAGGCGTTGCAACAGAGGAAGACTGGCAACTCATTAGGAATGAGTGCGGTCTTTCAAATTAACTTAAACAGGAGCGAATGATGGCTTTAATAGCGAAAGAAAGTGGCGGCGGAACCTTTACCCCAGTGCCACCGGGGATGTACTTGGCACGGTGCTACCGCATCGTTGACCTTGGCACACAAAAAAGCGAATACCTCGGTCAGGTTAAAAACCTGCCAAAGGTCATGTTGCAATTTGAGGTGCATGGCGAAGACGACGCAGGCAAACCACTGGTTACATCCAAAGGTGAACCGATGTCAATCAGTAAGAACTTCACATTGTCATTGGCTGAGAAGGCAACCCTCCGCAAGGACTTGCAGACTTGGCGTGGTCGCGAGTTCACACCAGAGGAACTCAAAGGCTTTCAGATCGATAACGTACTGGGCGCTTGGGCAATGATTGCAATCACCAAAGCGATGGGCAACAACGGCAAGGAGTACACCAACATTGCCAATATCAACTCGGTGCCAAAGCCCATGAAGGCAAACCTTCCAGAGGGTCACAACAAGTGTGCGGCGTTCTACATCGAAGAGCCAGATATGGATTTGTTTGAGACCTTCAGCGATAACCTTAAAGCCAAGATCGAGCAGTCACCTGAGTGGCAAGGTCGAAAGGGTGAAGGCTCAAAAGCCAAACCAGCGCCTAGTGGCTCTGGCTTTGACGACATGGATGACGACATTCCGTTTTAAGCCATGACACAGATTGCGCTTTTTCCAGAAGATAGTCGCAAGTCTCCTCGTGTATGCGAGTGTTGCGGGGCTAAGATTGTCGAGTACAAACACTCATTCAATCAAAGCCTTGCAAATTCGTTGTACAAGCTATACAGCCAGCACAAGGCGACCAACATCAGCACGATTGGACTGACTGCTGTTCAATGGACAAACTTCCAAAAATTAAAGTATTGGGGGCTTGTACAAAAAGCAGAAAGAGAAGATCACACCAACATTGGCGGTGTCTGGGAGGTAACTTCCAAGGGCATTGCTTTTGTTGAAAAGGGTACGGCCATCCAAAAACAGGCATGGTCATACAGAGGGAAGATGGTCAGGTATGAGGGGGACACAGTGTTCTTCAACGACATCCATGACGCATACATAAGAAAAAGACCAGACTATTCTGGCGACTCTCGTCCACACACTTGAAACTTTAAAAGGAACACGGCAATGTTTATATCAAAAATTGAAAAGCTAAAGCTCATCTCAGGAATGATGGATTTGGTGGCAACCGTTCAGAAACTTGACAACGAGGTCATTTATTTGAAAGGAAAACTTAAAGTCTTAGAAGGCGGCGGTGAAAAAAGAAAACGCACCATGTCTCCCGAAGGCAAAGCAAAAATGAGCAGAATAATGAAAGAACGTCACGCACAAAAAAAATTGGAGAAAGAAAATGCTACAAGCATCAGCACCACGAGCGTCTGAGTCAAATCACTGGTACACCCGCGATGGTGTGCCTCAGTACACTGTCGATGCCAAGAAGGGCGGACAACGCGCTACAACCCTGCGTGATGCCCGTACAATGAACCTTGTACCGTCAGTAACGACAGTCTTAAATATTGCCGCTAAACCAGCCCTACTGGCTTGGATGCAACAGCAAGTGTTGTATGCGGCGCTAACGCTTCCACGCCGCCCAGACGAACCTGAGAAGGAATATATAGATCGAATCATCAATGATTCCAAAGAGCAGGGACGATCTGCGGCGGATGCTGGAACTGACATCCATGCATCGATACAAGGGTTTTATGAAGGTAAATCAACAGGCAAACACAGTGAAATGGTCACAGCCTGCACACAAGCAATTGACAATTGGGCTGGCACACGCACATGGATCAGCGAACGAGCCTTTGCACATGAAGCAGGATTTGGTGGCAAATGCGACCTCTATTGTGAAACTGACGGAGGCTTTGTGGCTGACATCAAAACCAAAGAGTTTACCGACCCAGACAAGGTTGGAGGCTACGATGAGCATTTGATGCAGTTAGCCGCATATCGTGTTGGTCTTGGTGTGCCTAATGCTCGATGTGCAAATGTGTTTGTGTCCCGAAACGTGCCGGGTCTCGTGGTGGTCAAAGAATGGCCGCTTGAGCAACTCGATACTGGCTGGGCAATGTTCATGCACCTACTATCCTTCTGGCAACTCAAGAACGACCACAAGTAATCATGGAACAAATACAGGCATTTAAAACAAGCGATGGCAAGTTGTTTGACGAGCCGTTGCAGGCCGAGCGCCATGAACTTTTTTTAAAAAAGCAAATGATTGTTGAGGAATTTTTAGATGGGGAACTCAACCCCTACCAATCAATGTCTCAAAAATCAATCGCTCGATCATCTATCATCAACTGGGAATTTTGGAAAGTTAAAAATGTTAAGTGAAGAACTCATCAAGCAAGTCTATTTCTATTGCGACGAGAAACTGCCAGACGGTATTTACGCCGACGAAGTTGACATCATTCAGTTTGCCAACAAGATCGCGGCGGTCGTAGCGCCTATGGTCGCAATGAAGGAGCATCAACGATGCGTGAAGATCGTAAGCGACATGAACAGCGAGGTAGGAAACGCCCTCAACAACCAGAGACCGAAGAGTCAATGATTCTTTGGATGGATGCGTATGACGCTGGATACGACGAGGGGTATGCGGCTGGCATAGACGAGGCTCGCGAGCAATTTATGCAGACGCAACTCCTGCTGTATCACACTGGTGGCAACGCATAAAAAAACCCCCCGTGAGGGGGGTGTAAACGAGGGAGAGTGGCAACTGCTCCTCGAAGGATATTATGGGTTGTTTCTTCTTTGCAAAGCTTTTTCTCTTGATGCCTGCCATAACTGTAACGCACCAAGAGCGGCGGTTCCAGCAACACCAGCGGCTTTAGCTTTCGCACCAGTCGCGCCAATAGCAGGCATTGCCGCCGCTGTACCAAATCCAACTTGCGCTGTAGCTTGAGCGGCTTTAGCCAAAGCATCCATAAGTTGTGGACTACGGTCGCCTTCATCATATCGCTTTTGTAATACAGCCAATGGCAAATTAGCCAAAGTATTGATACCTTGCGCGGCCTGATAGCCACCAAATGCGCCCAGCCCACCTTTGACAATGTTGCTACCTTTGCCAATAGCAACACCAGTGTTTTGAGCAAGTCGGCTTGTAGTGCTTGGCGCATTCTTTGCCGCGCTCTGAGCCGCAGTTAAATCTTGCTGTGCCGCAATTGCTCTATCTGTCGCAGTCTCTGCCGCATTCTGAGCGCGAGTAACACCAGAAGTTTTGGCGCGTTGAGCTTGATTAAATGCGTTTTGTGCTTGACTATGTTGTTGAGCGGCAAGAGCGCGTTCGTTTTTCAAACGATCTAATTCTTGTTGATGTGCAAGTTTTTCTTGTGCGGCTTTGTCGTCAGCTATCTTTTGCTCAAGCGCTTGTTGTTCTTTTAACGGCGCGGCAACTTCTGGCTGGACAATAATTCCTGATGGTGTTGCATCAGGCATACCAAAAGCCAATCTTGCCCTTTGACCCGTATCTGGAACAATCCCAGATTTAGAAGCTTCTAAAAGAGCCTTCTCTTGCTGTTCGCGCTGTAATTTTTGAAACGAAGTAACTTCGTTGTAATTTTGCCGTTGACGACCAGTGGTGCCTGTTTCTGGATCAATGGTTCCTTGCATCATTTGTTCCGTAGCCGTCCTTGATATTGGAGCATTGGGATCAGTGATGATTTGAGGGGTCGCAGAAACCATAGAATTAGCCGCTGGAGTGGTAGGTGCCACCTTTGCCTTTTGAGCCGCTACAGCCGCCTGTAGTTCTTGCTCCGCTTGTTGCAACAAAAACTGTGAGCGCCTGTATTCAGCCTCTAGCGTGGGGAGGTCTGCTCCACCAGCAATAGGTGTGGCGCTGTTGACGCGAGCATTTAATCTGCTTTCAGCAATATCCGCGCGCCGCTGTGCCTTTTCTGCCGCATCTTGAGCCGCCGATAAGTCAGGAGGCGCTTTGGCATACTCCAAATCTGGCTTGAAAGGTACTTGTCCAAGTGTGCTTGTAACCGCCCCAAGCATTGCGCCGCCAGTTGGGGAAACAACATTTTCTGGTTTTGGTTCTGGTTTGTTTTCTTCTGGCGGAGAAAAGGTACTAGCCACGGGAACAAATGGTTCTTTTTTAGGTTGTTCTTCTTTTTCCGCTGGGGCAACAGAATGCCCACCCTCAACAGAAGCAATTATGTCGGCAATTTTTTCTTCAGAACCTTTTGGAAAAGGATCAGTAGTGGAATTCAAACCAAGGTGTTGCGCCATTCTGATTTTGTAATTATCACGCGAGTCTTCAGAATTTTCAGACATTGCGGGCGTGTACTTGTCAATAAAAGAATGTGGCGTATTTAAACCTTGCTTTTGCTTGGCTCGAATATCTTGAAGCAAAGCATTACGACCAGCTTCTTTATTTTGAAAAATAGCAAAACCTTTTTCATCTATTCCAATTTGACCGTCATAGGTCAAACCTTTAGGAGGCCGTAGATTGCCGGGGTTATTGTTGTCGTCCGCGATGGAGGCCATTAGGGTTTCCTTCCAGTGCTTTTATACGAACCATCAGGCTGTCTTTCCCATATAACTCCACCTATCACCCGTTCATTTGATTTGTTTGATG